CAGAGAGTCCTTTTAATAAAGGTGGCATGGCTAAAAAGAAAGCTATGCCGGGATACGCATATGGTGGAATGACTAGTGCTAAACCACGTACAGGAAACACAGACTATCGCATGGGCGGTATGTTTATGAAGAATGGTAATAAGTAATGTCTAACAAAATTAAGTCAGATGCGTTACGTATGACAGACTCTGCATTTAAAAAACAATACGGAAAGACTAAAGCCCAAGCATTAAAAGCGGCTGGGCTAAAACCTATAAAGAAAAAATAGTGGGCTAACCACAGACTACAGCCAACTTAAAAGGAATATATATCATGGCAACAACTACACTCACACAAGGCATCGAAGAGTATGAATCAGACATTACATTTGGTAATGGCATTGACGTAACTGGTACAGGTACTTTTTCAGATAGCATCACAGGTACAGGATTACTACACTCATTTGGTACACGTAAGATTCAAACATTTGTAGGAACTCTTGCAGGTACTGACACAGGCACAGCTTACGCTGATGGTGACGTTCTTGTAGAACTAGGAACACTAGATACTTCAGCCCCTTCAGGCATTGTTGGCGCATCTAAGTTTTACATTCATCGTGCATTAATAGGCATTACTACTGCTGCAGGTCAGACACTTGTAGGTGGTCTATCTCTTAGTGCTACTTCAGGTACAGCCACTAACAGTGGTGTAGCTTCAGGTACAGAAATTGTAGGTGCAGGTGTTGCATCATTTAACCCTCGTATTTCTGCTACTGACTCAGTAACTGAGATTGATGTAAACTATGGTGCAACTGCAGGTTTGTATCATATTTTTAATCCTAATGTTAATGCGGCTATTGCAAGCAAGCATTTGTATGCATTTACTACTACTACTTTAAATGCTGATGCTTCTGCAGGACGATTTACTGTAGAGCTAGAATACTCAGTGTATTAAGGGGATAACCAATGGTTGATCAAGCAGCACTGGTAGGAGAACACTTAGGGTGGGCTGTAGAAGATGCAGTCACTCTAGGTGATACTGCTACTACACACGTAGTTTGCACTGACGCTAAGATGGTGCTTATTGAAACAAGTCATGCTTTAGACATTGGGTTTGGCGTAGCGGAAGCTAATATTACTGATAATGATATTATGCTTCCTGCTGGTGTACATTCTCTTGTAGTACCTAAAGCTATAGGCAATGCTACTATCTTAAACTATAGACGAGGTAGCAGCACAAGTACATTAGTACGTGTAGTTTTATCGTAAATTAGAAAAGGAAGATACAATGGCTAAAATGCCTATGGTTAAAAAGAACGGTAAGAAGGTTCCAGCTTTTGCTGCTGACGGTGTTGGCAAAATGATGAAGGGTGGAATGGCTAAAAAGAAACCTGCAGCTAAGATGATGGCTGGGGGAATGACTAAAAAGAAACCTGCAGCTAAGATGATGGCTGGCGGTATGGGCAAGAAGAGTGGTTACATGTATGGCGGTATGGCTAAGAAGAAACCTGCAGCTAAGAAGAAGTAACTATTATGCATAGCGGGATTGCAATCTTGTATGTAGTCCTGTAAGATAAAACATGGTATAACTATCCTTGGTACTATAGAGGAGTTATACCATGTTTAAACGTTTTTTAATTAAATTTCAGAAGAACCAGCAACTACGAGCAGACTACTGGATTCTTATGAACATGTCAGACAAAGACCTAATAGATATAGGAATTACCCGTGGTGAAATCAAAGGCAAAGTCTACCGTTAATGCGGCTGGTAATTATACTAAGCCTACTATGCGTAAGTCTCTTGTGGCATCCGTTAAGGCTGGCAGTTCAGGTGGACGCCCCGGCCAGTGGTCAGCAAGGAAAGCGCAATTGGTTGCTAAAAAATATAAAGCTAAAGGTGGGGGATACAAATCATGAAGGGCGTAAAGCACTATAAAAAAGACGGTACAGAACATACAGGTGGTACTCACAAGATGCCTGATGGTTCTTTACACACAGGTAAAACACACAGCAAAACAACTGTAAAGCTATTTCACTATAAAGATTTAAGTAAAACAGCAAAGGCTAAAGTAGATGGCAAAAGCAAAAAGTCAAAAAAGTCTTAGTCGATGGACAAAGCAAGATTGGAAAACTAAAAGTGGTAAGCCTTCGACACAGGGTGCTAGTGCTACAGGCGAAAGGTATTTACCTGCGAGTGCTATTAAAGCTATGGATGCAAAAACGTATGCAGCCAGTAGTGCTAAGAAAAGAAAAGATACTGCATCCGGTAAGCAATTTTCTAAGCAACCGAAGAAAGCAGCGGCTACATCAAAACTTTTTAGAAAGGCATAACTACATTGACATCCTTTGAAGAAGCAGACAATAACGGTAGTGGTTCTATTGAAAAGCATGAATGGGATTTATTACTATTAGAAGACAAACGCCGAAGGATTGAAGATGAAGATGCACATAGGGATCAGACTAGGAAGATGGCTTGGTTCGCTTTATGGGGAATGTTGCTATATCCTTTTGGTGTTGTTTTTACAAGCGCACTTGGTCTTGATAATGCTTCAGCGATCATTGGCAGTATGGCTTCTATCTATTTTGTTTCTGTGGCTGGCGTGGTATCTGTCTTTATGGGTGTAGCTAACCTAGCTAAGAAAGCTGTAACTAAGGATAAACTAGAATGATTGGTCAACTATTAGGTGCAGTCGGTAGTCTTGCCAGCACTTACCTAGACGGTAAGGTAGCGGTACAGAAAGCTAATGCTGAGATTAAAGTTAAGCAAGCTACTGGTGAAATTGATTGGGACATAGAAGCTATACGAGCTACACAAAACTCGTGGAAAGATGAGTGGATTACTTTACTTTTTAGTATCCCATTAATTCTAGCATTTTGTGGTGATTGGGGAAATCAAATTGTACAGGCAGGATTTACTGCACTGGAAGTAATGCCTACATGGTATCAGTATTCGTTAGGTGGGATCGTAAGTGCCAGCATTGGTATGCGATCTGTATCTAAATTCTTTGGAAAGAAGTAATAACAATGGTAAATTATTCAGCACCTAAAACGTCTTTAAGACCTGTAAGCAGAGATGACATGCGAAAAAAAGGTATGACTAAAAAGACTACTAACAACTTAACTAGTGGTAATGTTAGTGGTACTCGTAGTACTCGTGGGTTCTCTGAAGAAAAAGTTAGTGGTAGTGTTTCAGGATCAGGTAGTACTCGTGGGTTTACAAAAGATTAATGTGGGCTTTAGTTTGGTTACAGCTAACTTCTGGTATGCCATTAGAATACTTTCAAATATCTTCCTACGAAAGTAGATCAGTATGTGAACAAGTTAAACAAAGAGCAAGCATTATGATAACAGATACTAATATTACAATTGCTTGCTTACACACAGGGGTAACAAAAGAATGAGTTTTAAATTAAGTGTACGTAGCAACGCTAAACTAGAAGGTTTAGAACCACGTCTTGTCGCAGTAGTTAAGAGTGCAATATTTAAAAGTAAAATTGACTTTGGTGTTATCTGTGGTATGCGTACTACAAAAGAACAGGAAGCCTTAGTTTCAAAGGGCGCAAGCCAGACTATGAAAAGCAAACACTTAGACGGTCTTGCGGTAGACTTAATGGCTTACATTGGTTCTCGTGGTTCATGGGAATTAAATCTGTATGATGACATAGCTGACGCAATGGCTGAAGCTGCACGTGAAGTAGACGTACCTATTAGGTGGGGAGCAAGTTGGACAGTCCCAAATATAGCTCACTTTGATGGGTCTATGGAAGACGCAATGAACAGCTACATTGATGAGCGTAGATCACAAAATCGTAGACCGTTCATTGATGCTCCGCATTTTGAGTTAATGGTATAAGGAAACACAGTAATGGCACGTGCGTTAACAGAACGTCAACAAAAGTTTCTAGCAGTCCTTATGGATGAAGCAGGTGGAGACATTTCTACTGCTAAGATCATGGCGGGTTACTCTGCCAATACATCTAACCTTGAAGTTACTAATAGTCTCAAAGAAGAGATTATTGATGTAACACACAGTTACCTAGCACGTAATGTGCCTAAAGCTGCAATGGCTATGGTAGGTGCTTTGTACGATCCTACTGAGTTAGGTATACGTGATAAGATGGCTGCAGCTAAAGAA